GGAGCTGCCGCCCCTGAACCTGCTGTGCTTCCGTCAGCGCCTGCATCACCAGAATAACTCTTAGCAATATTAAAAGGGCTAAGTGCTTCTGTGCCTGCTGTGACACCATCTTTAGAATCAGCATATCTCACACGTAATGTGTGAATTTGTCCAACTGGACCTGTCATCGGTTGAACACCAATAATTTCATTGGCAATAACCGTAGGCATAACCCGTCTGATAACCGGAAGAATAACTTTGTTAAGAGTAGCTACATTACCTGCACCTGTTGCGCCCGCTCCCGCGGCCTCAGTCAAATGCTGTTTTGTATTCTCAAGTGTTGTTTCCATAACAACTTTTTTGTTACCTTCGAGTCCATCAGTGAGGGCATCTTTTGTTGCTTGCCAGTTAGACTCAAATAGTGCGTCTGCCATTAATAATCTCCTAATTAATTATCTAATCCGGCTAGTTTTCGCAGGTTACCAATTTCTTTTTCAGTATCTGGTGTTTCATTACCGATATGAATAGGAAATGTTTTGTTACCTGTTCTTACAGACTTTTTCGCCGGTTTATTTGTTTTACTTTCTGTTAGTGATTTCTTTTCTGATTTCTCAGTCTTTTTAATCACCTTTTCATTAATAACTGCCGGAAGATATTTTTGGAATGCCTTTCCTAAATTGTCAGTTTTCACTGATTCAAGTAGGTCTTCCATAATCTCCTTTTTATCCTTAGCTAAAGGATCAAGCAGTTCACTCATTTGTTTTTGCCGATTCGCTAGGTCTTCAGCAATGTTAGCTTTGCGTTCACTTTCAGCAATTTGAACTTTACTATCGGTAAGAGACTTATTACCCTCTTCGATTTGTTTCTCAAGTTCAGAAATTTTATTGCCGTATTTACGCAGTTGTGTACCTTCTGCCAAATAAGATGTCATAAATTCTGCCGCGAAAGTTTCAAAAATCTTTCTACCAAAGTTATTTTCTCTAGCGGATTTGATATCATCTTTCAAGGCTGTAAGTTCGCCTTGAACAGCTGATTCAACAACTTTCTCTACTTTTTCTGCGGCTTTTTTAACAAAATCTTTCTTGGCATTTGCTATAAGTTGTTTTCCTTCTTTAACTAATCTTACTTTCTGTTCTACAACAGACTTCTTATCAGTATGAAACTCATTCAACTCTTTTGTTAGTTGCTTTATGACAAAGCCTTCTAACTTTTTAAAATTGTTGCTTTGGTTGGTCCTATCCCCCCGAAGCTCTGTTATTTCCTTTTTAAGTTCTTCTAAAAGAAACTTATCTAGGATTTCGGCATGCTCTTTAATATTTTTCTTATAACCAACAGTAGCGTTTGCAAGATTTTGTCTATCTGAGACAAATTCTTCTACTTCTGTTTTTATAGAATCATTGAGCATCTTATCCATAGCTTCAATAATTTGGCCTTTGTCATTTTCATAACGTTGTCCAAATTCTTCTCGGAGTTCAGCTTTGATCTTGTCTTGCGACTCACTAACCTTCTTCTCCCATGCTTCAGATAATGCCGATTTAACATCTTCTGAGAGAACGTCTGAACCTAATAATTCCTCAAAAGCATCTGCCATTTATGTTCTCCTAATTAAAAAAGATCGTTAATAAATTTAACAACCTCTTTTTGTAAATGTTTTTGTGCCCGTCTGTCTGTCCTAACTGCTTCACCCAAATCCATTAAACTTTTACAAGATTTATATCTCTGTACCTGTTCATATATAGGATCTGGGTACGCATTAGGTGCACTCGGTTGGGCAACAATATCAACAGTCACTATTTCAAAATCTGAAACACGACCGCCGTCGTCAACATTCCCACTACCTCTGGAACTTACACCTAGTTTCGCTCCACTTTCCAATAGGGTTTTAACTATATTTCCCATTGGGGTTGGTAATATTTTTAGTTTACCTATTCCATCAGCTCCTTGCATATCCATTTCGGTTATCATATGTGATACTCGATCTAGATTAACTGTTAAGTCTTCTGGATGATCTGCTTCACCGAGAACTGAAAATCCTCCGTTTAACTTTTCTCTTAGAGACTTAACTGCTTTACCGATTTCATTTACTGGGTAAACTCGTTGGTTTTGGTTTTTAACATCGCCTTGAATGAAAACACCTCCCATATACAGATCTTTACCTGTTGGACCCTCTCGAGACTCAACTAGTATACCTGCTTGTTCATATGAAAGAGTTTCTTTTAAAGTACGTTGCATATTAACCCCTTATAATTATTTCACAGTTAGATTAACTTCCTAACGGTGACTTTTTGTTTTTAGCATCTGATCCTTCGGTTTCTTGTGCTGAAGGTGCGGCGCTTCCGCCATCTCCGTCAGCCTTACCTGGGACAGTATTAACATTTCCTGCATTATCTTCGCTTACACCACTAGTTCCGTGATCGCCTTCACCACCGTCTTTCATTTTAACGGCAGATCGTCCTCCGGAATCCATTGGGTTTGCGCCTGCTGTAGGACTTGTTTTGTTTTTAGCATCTGATCCTTCTGTTTTTGAAGGTTCAGTTACTGTTGCCATATCATGACCCTCTTCGAGGTCTTCATAGTCTTCTTCAAGCTCTTCGTCGTTGTCCTGGTTGTTATCAGCTGACATCATAAGTTCTTCTTCTGCGTCAACCATAGCACCCATTTCTTCGTCGTCTGTAGGTTCTTCCATACCCATATCTTCTGCACCTTCGTCGCCCATCATAGCGGCAAATTCCCGCTTTAGTTCGTCGAGTGCATCTTCAACGTTCATGAAAGCATCTTCAACTGCTTCTTCGCCACCTTCCGGTTCTGCATCCATTTCTGGTTCGATCATTTCATCGCCTTCTTCATCTTCTAAATCGTCTTCCGAAAATACTTCTTCTGACTCAATTTCATCTGAATTGGCTTGAACATCGTCTACAAAATCGTCGGCTACGTCGCCTGCAATTGCTTCTTCTACATCTTCAACTTCTTCTTCGACTGCTTCATCTTCTTCAATCAAGCCTTCGTAGATAGAGCGAGCTTTTTCTACAAAAACGTCATGAAGGAGATCACTAGCTTTTTCGCCTTCCTCGTTAATTAAATGTTCGAGGACCTGTTCTAGTTTTTCCTTTGCTGACATTTCTATCTCCTAATTATTAAATGTTTCAAGAAAAGACACGATAACATTTTCATGTATGTTATTTACTATAGAAATTCAAAAAGGTAGGAAAATGACCCAAAAAATGAATTTTTAGATCAAACTTGAGGCATTTCAGTAGGTCTTCCGTAAATTATATTATAAAAGTTCTCTCTTTGCTCCATTTCTACTTTTTTCAGTTCGCGCATTTTTCGTAACCGATTTAAATGTTTCAAAGTTAATCTTGGTCTACGGGTTTCATCAATATCTGCTACAGTATATTCATCTAATGTTGCATCATATTCTTCTCTTAATTCAGTATATCTCATTATGGTAATTCTCCTGGAGGAAGTGGCATTCCTTCTGCTCCACTAATTGGTGATTCGGTTCCCCCCATATCGGGTTGTTCTTCACCTTCTAATCCTTCGTCTGGTAATGTGTCTTCTCCTGGTGCTTCTAAATCAGGTGGGCGTAATCCTACTGCACCTAATGCATCACTAGGTCCTCCGCCGGAAACACCTGCTGAACCAATTGGTACTTTATCGGGATTTTCTTCTTTCCACATAGTTTCATTTTCTACTATGTCATCTTCTTCCCAAGCCAAATATTTCTTAAGAGCAAATCGTCTACTCATATATGGTACTTCTGCTAATTGATTAAATACCCCTGCTCTTGCACCTTCAATTTCAATTTGTCTATATTGGCTAAATGATTGTGGATCCATAAACTGTAATTCAAAGATTGAAGAATCAACATTTATTCCTTTAAATTTACAAAACATCTTAAATTCTTTATCAAAATGTGGACCAAGTAATTGCTGTAATCGTTGGCAATATTTTGTAAATCGATATTCTTGGATAAATGCAGTTCCGACTCTTCCGTCAACAAAACTAGCAGTTCCGTCATCTGGACCAGTTGGAAGATAAGAACTAGGAATTCTTAATGCTCTCAAAAGTTTATTTGTAAAATATTTTAAATCATCTATTTGTCCTAAGTTTTCGCCACCGGGCAATACTTCAACTTTAGATCCACGACCTTCTGCTGATTGAGCAAAGAAATAATCTTCCATAATTGATAATGGATTATAACTTGCATCCATTATGCTATTACCACCGCCTGTTTTATTTGGTATTCTACGTTGATGGATTTCATTTTTTACACGTTCAACAAAACTCATTGCTTTATGTGTAGGCATACTTCCTACATCTATATAAAATACTCTACGTTCTGGTGCTCTTTGTACTCTATAAATTATAATTGAATCTTCTAACAGTTCTTTTTGCTTATATGTTTTAAAACATGGATCTAATATACTTGTACCAAACGGCCAATTTGGATCCATACCTTCAGTAAGTGACAAATGTATAACATGATTAGCATCTATACCGAATTCTTCTTGTTGGGCGTTCGTTCCTGTGTTCATACCACCACTACCATATGCACCTCGATTAACTACACCACCTGACATCATAGAGCTTACGCTCATATACTGCTCGTTGTGTTGAAGAATAGTTGACGCTGTCTTTTCTTGTAAATTTAAATCTAAATTTCTAACTACGTACTGTTCTATTTTTTTACCTTCTGAATCATTGATTATAACTTTAGGCACATCTACCGGATTAACCCACATCCATACATAGGTTTCTGGATCTCTAATAAAAAACTGATCTCCGTATTTTAAAGTACTTCTCATAATTCGAAAAATACGTTTATCCCATTCGTTTATTCTATTCCATTGGCTAAGTGTTTTTTCAAGAACTGAAACTTCTGAATCTGTTGAATCATCATTCCATTTAATATTAAACGGTATTTTTTGGTCATCATCAAATTGGGTAGAAAATTCTGATATCGTGTCTAATGCCGCATTAATTTCAGAATCAGTGTCCATTTGATCGTATTGAAAATAGCGTTCAACCCTATTTGGTTGTCCACTATATACTTCTGGCAAATAATTTGAAAATTTACTATATCTGCCTGCTGGACCACCAGATTGGTTACCTTGTTGATTTGCAAATTTATAAACTGTAAAATGTTTTTTCCAACTCATATAATTTCTCTGTTTTTAATATTTATCTTATGCGTGTGGTAGGGGTAAATCCTTGATCTGGATTTATACGTCCTTGTCTTGAGACTTCTTCAACACCAATTCCTAACCAATTTTTAAGACTTCCTACCCCGTCTGCTATGTCTTTAAGAATAGGTATCGTTTCTGCTATAAGTTCGTAAGGACTTGTAACCTCTCCTGTCTTAGGATTTTTTTCAAGTACCGCATCATTTAATTGACCTGTAAGATGGGTTAAACTTTTAACAAATTCAGCTCCTTGTTCTGCTAATGGTTCGATTAATCCTGCTTTGAATCCGTCAATTGCTGTTTCGACGGATTTCATTTGTAACTCATAACTACCAAGAGCTATTTTAGTACTATCAGAAAACTTTTTTGTAGAAGCGGCCATAATATCTTCATCTTTTCTACTAGATTCTGCTACCATATCTTTAGCTTTCTTAACAACATCTGTCATTTGAACAAATGAGGTTTGGGCTTGTATCAAATCCATTAGACCGGCTTGCCCTTTTTGAGCTATTAATTCTGTTTGTCTTTGGTCTCGTGTTTTCTTTAAGTCTGCAAAAACCTTACCAAATGCTTCAAATCGTTCTGCTGTTTCTGCTTCAGTTAATCGGCCTTCACTTATATCTTTAGTAATTTGACTAAGCATAGTTCCTGATTCGCCCATTAATGCAATCATTGGTTGCATATCGGTTAGTTCTAAACCTGCTCCTGTAGCAATTGCATCAGTAATCGGACCCATCATTTTATCACCTTCAGCTCCGAAGGTTTGTTTTATCATAGCCGCGAATAAAGCAGAAGTTTGTGTTAATCGTTCTCCGGCTTCTCCACCTAATGCTTCTGCCCGTCTTCGTACTCCACCTGCTCCTGCAACATCCATTCCAGCTCTAAGAGCTTCTCGTCTTTCTCTACCTGTTTGTCTCGCCATCGCATCAGTTTGTAATGCTAATGTTCGAAAGGCTTTTTCTACTCCGTCGGCGGCTTCTTGTCCTCTTTTTCCGCTTTTTCTCTGTAGTTCTAAATATTCACCTAAAAAATGGTTTATTTCTTGTGACGTTAAACCATATGCACCAAATTCTTTAGCAGTTTCTCTAGCTCTTTTAGCTAATATCGAAAAGTTAATTGCCGCTTCTTTTGAAGTCCCTCCTAAATTTCTAACACCTGCTCCATATTCTTGCATAACAAGAACATAATCATCTAATGAAACACCTGCTGTAGCCAATTGCCGTTGCAAGTTTAACATTGATGTACCAAACCCTGAACCTACGTTAGTTAGATCTTGGACTTTTTTTCTATATTCCTCCATTATACCGAGAGCGGCAGCTATTCCTAAGCTCAGAGCACCTACTCCGGCACCTAGACCTTTCATCGATTTTCCAAGCGCACCAAACCCTGGAATAGTTGATGTTGTTAGCATATTAGTTAAGCCACCAAAAATTCCTTTACCTACAGCGGTAGGTTTGAATAATATTGCAAGTTTATCCATACCTTTTGATAAATTACCTAGTTCACTTAACTTTTGACCCAACGAAGTAGCAATCATATTCGTACCGAATAAAAATGATTTATTTAAACCAGTAATACCTACGTGATGCATATCATGAATATTTTTATTCATCCCTTTTTGGATATGAACTAAATTTTTATTTTGCATGCCAGTAAATTTTGTACCGGCATTAATTGCTCCAAGGGCTACTGTACTCGCGGCAATCTGTTGCATTGTGTGGGCGAGTTGTTGAACTGTACTTTCTAAAGCGAACATTGGAACAGTTTTTCCATCGAAATTAAATGTCTGATTAGAGGCCATTATATACCTATATAAATATTACTTTAAGCATTATAGTATTTATTGGAGGAAAATGTCTGAAAACCCATTATCTGAATATTTTAAAAAACCCGGCATATATGTTAAACTTCCTAGTGAAGGAAATTATTATGACGAGGATATTAATCTTACTTCGACAGGTGAAATAGAAATTTTGCCTATGTCTGCTAAAGATGAAATGCAATTTAAGTCTCCTGATGCCTTACTTAATGGTGAAAGTTTAGTTAAAGTTATAACTAGTTGTGTTCCTGGAATTAAAAATCCTAGAGAAATCCCATTACCTGACCTTTCTGTTATATTAGTCGGTTTACGAATTGCAACATACGGAAATGATATGGCTGTATTTGCAACTTGTACTAAATGTGAAAATAGAGATGAACTAACATATGATATTTCTCGTATGTTAGATAATATTAATTTAATAACTATAGAAAATACAATATCCATAAAAGATGCAATAATTTATGCAAAACCGTATACTTTAAATTTACATACCCGAGCATCTATATCAGCATTTGAACAATCAGTACTTATGACTAAAATTGATGCAACTGATCAGCCAGAAGAAGAATCAATAAAACAATTAGCTGAAGGATACGCAAAGATTACATCGTTAAATTTTGAATTATTAGCCGATTCTATCATAAAAGTTATATTACCAAATGATATAACTGTTACTGATAACGAACACATACGTGATTGGATAGTTAATACTGATAAAGCAACATACGATGTAATACAAAATTTTGTTGTTAATACTCTAAACGAAGAAAAAGTAAATAATAATTTTCAACATACTTGTTCAAAATGTAATTCAGAATTTTCGTCTGATATTGATTTTGATCCTACTTCGTTTTTCGGCTAAGGCTTTTGCGTCTAGATGACCAAGAAATCGGTCCTTTTCTAGAACAACACGAAAAGGATGCAGAGGCCATAATTAAAGAGATTTCGCAATTAGTAATATATGCTAATCTTGGATACCAAGAAGCATGGCATATGTCTGCTAAAGAAAGAGATATTCTCGTGTCTTCATTAACTGATAAATTAAAAGCGGAAGCAGGAAAACCTGCTAATGATCAACTATAACCTATTTGTTTAAGTTGTCTAATTGTACTATTTGCTGAAGTATGTAAAACTCCAATACCACCCGCTGAGTTAAATTCTGATATATTTTTTCTATGATCATCTATTAAA